ACAGAGGCCTCTCTAGTTTACCTGAATGCCGTAACTTTGCACAGAAGATGAACTCCGCCCCGTCTCCCGAGGAAGCAGCCAGGATATGGGACAAGTGTTATGAGATAAGCGATGGAAAATCAGATTCGCTAAGGTCCGGTTTCGCCCGAGACATCTTCAACGGCTTGACCTGCTCGAACCCTAACACCGGGACGTAATGTTTCTCAAGTCGCTACTGGGGCTATTCGTAAAAGAAGTCATCCAAGACGCTCAAAGGCGTACTGTCAGTAGCAACGCCCAGGACGCCGTACGGGTTGAATTCCTCCGCCACGTAACCGAAGGCTTCACTCGGGAAATCTCCTTCAACATCTCGCAATACGTCCGCTCTCTGGGCGAGATGACGGCCGAGATCGAGTCGGAGAACGAGGGCGAGCAGCTATTCTATAAGATCCAGTCCGCGCTCAAGTCGCTCGAAGTTGAACTGGAGGAGCTGGGCCCCGAGTCCCCAGTCGCGCAATACCTCATCCGGAAGTATGGTGAAGCCGAGCAGTCCTACGTTGGTCGGGCCACAATGTCCGTGGCGTCGATTATCGCCGAAGGCCCCCCTGACCCCTCACCCTGGCTCAACCGGGCAGTTGAGTCCCAGCCCGTCCAGGATATGATCTCGGCTGAGGCGGCTCGCTTGCTTGATAGGCTACTCAGCCAAAGTACTTCGAACCCTTACTCAGATTTTCTTTAGGCTCAAGGACCTGCAACCTCGCATTAAGTGCGTGGTAGTCAAACCAACTCTCGGCCATATCGATCGACTCGAGGCGGCAAGCAGCACCCCTACACTTAACCGGGATCGTCTCGAGATCGAGACGGTTCTCCCGACACCACTCCTGCACGAGGAGCTTGAAGGGGTACACATGGTCGATGTGGTACAGCCCACCTCTGAGCCGCTCGGCGTTGCTCCGGCGGTACTGAGCGATCTGCGGCTCGATAATCCGCCTCAGCGCGCGAATGGCATCAGCCTTGTTGCGTTTGCTCGGGTCGGGTACCAGCCCACCCCTGAATATCCGATTCACCGTGTCGGCTTTCCCAATCCACATCTCGTTGCGCGATGAGGCGGTAACCAGCACGATCCCCTTCACCCGCTTGCCATTAAACTCCCTATTAACCACCTTGAAACCCACCCCGGGCTCCGATGCCTTTTTGCGATAGCGGTCGAGCTTGAGGCACACGGCGACCATGAATTCCCGGTCAGCCGGTGTTAAACTGATTCCCACCTCATACGACGAAACTATCTCCGACCACTTGCGGCCGAACTGCGTCTTGTTGTACACCGTGCCGTTAATTTCAACCTTCTTCGCCATCGCCTAGTACCTTCTTCATAATCTGCTCGGTCCGCCGCTTGATCTGCTCGGGGGTTGAGATGCCCCCGTACTTCCTATAGATCGTCGACTGCGCCCTCCGATGGATATACACATCGGTGAGGAAGTTGTACTCCTGCTCGGGCAGATCGGATAGCCGCTTCAGTACTTCGCTGTGGTCGGCGAACATCGACGTGAGACTATCATCGTCGCAGGGGAGGTCGGGCGCAGGAATCTCCGTGTCCTCATCGATCTCTTGGTAGCTGATCTGGAACGCTTCGCGCGTCTCCCTAATCAACTGTTCGTTGACCCCCGTCAGTTCTGACAACTGCTGGTTGGTAATCCCAGGCTCCCGGGCCATGATCTTCCTAATCTTCATATAGGTGTCTGAGTACACCCGAGGGAACTTCACCATGCGGGAGTTATCCCGAAGGTAGTTGAGAAGCTGGAACGTCAGGCTTCGGTTTAGCCAAGTACTGAAGTTAGCCTTAGACGGGTCCCATTTGTCGTAGAGCTTGACCATTGCCTCAAGCGCGACTGACCTCAGCTCGTCGAACGGCACACCGCTGAAGCTGGAGACCTTCCGGGCTGCCTGGCCCGCCTTCCACAGATTCTCCTTAATGTGTTTGTCCCTGGTTCTCTCGAATTCCGATTTCCGAGGGCGTCTCCGTACCGGCGCTAGGTTAATCGGCCTCATCGCACCTCCCGAATCGTCTTGAGGACAAAGTCCTTGAGTTCGCTGGCGGCCATAATCCCGTTCCCATTGAACCCGATCAGCTCACAGTCCTCGTCGAAGATGGCAACCTCCGGTGTTCCTTGGCCCGACTCTCCCGGCTTGATCGATTCCAGAAACTCCCAGTTATCGTCAAGGACGTTCATGTCCCCCCAGCCGATCCGATACTCCGGATACTCTTCTTCGAGTTGTCCGGCTACCTTCGCCCAAATGGGCTTCATGGCTTCGCAAGCCGGACACCCCGGCTGTGTAAACAAAATGGCGCGGTAGAGAAATTCGCTCATAGACACTCCTGTAGCGTAGTAAAATTATATCACAAGTAGGAGGTTTTGACGCTATTCCTCCCCAGGCGACTGGTCATCCGCTGTGAACCGCCCAGGTGATTAAACGCCGGCAGTTGCATCCTGACTCCTCCTACAACCGCCTTGGAACTCCCCATGATCTCGTCGCGGTAAATCTTGAGCCCGATGGCGAAGCTGTCGACAAAGTCATCATGCTTGGTGAACGGGAACGCGCAGAGTTCAGCCAGGTATTCGCCGAGATTCGGTATGCCCTCGTATATCGATACGCGGCCGTCTTCGGCGATTGGCGCCACCTCATTCGCACGAAGTACCTTATCCTTGGTCGGGATGACCTCCCGGACGGGAATCTGGATCTCCTTGCGGAGCATTTGAATGAGCGGGAGGCCGTTGGCCCGGCTCTCAACGTACAGCGCCCTGACCCGCCACGTCTTCAACCACACAGGCATAGCCTTTAGCAGCTCAGGGAACTCTATCTTTTCCTTGTAGACGTGAATCAGGTGCAGCTTACGCGTCTTCCGGATTACACCAAAGATGCAAATCACCGACGAGTCATTCATCTCACCCTTCTTGAGAGCGGTGTCCGCCGTGGCGAACACATACTCGTAATTCGCGCAGTTCTTCTCATGCTGCTCGAACCAAAAGTCTTTGAAGATCGCGCCACTCTCGCCCTGAGGCCGCCCCAAGTACAGAGTGTTGAACGTGGTCTCGTTCTGCTTTTTGAGGGACTCCAGCACCTCAACGGAGAAGAACTCGGGCCAGTGCGATTCGCCCAGACTCCTTCCCAGCGGATCCTTCTCCTCATCGAGACAAAGGGCGGGGACGTTCAGCTCAAGCCACCCTTCGGGGTCGCTAGCCAGCAACCGCCCAATTACGTCTTCCTTGTGGAACCGGGTCCCGATGCTCATTATACAGTTATTGGGCAGGCCCCGGGTCAAGAACTGCGTCGTAGCCCACTGGAACGTACTTTCCAGCACCTGGGGGGAATTACCATCCTCGAGTAGGTCGTCGATGATCCCAATGCCGGGCAAGTCCTCCTCACTGATTACTCCGTATCCGAATCCGGTAACCCCCGACAGCGCCGACGCGGACATAATTATACCCCCCTGGTTGGTGCGAATAACCCTCAGATTGCAGTCCTTTTTGGGGATGGTACATTCCGGGAAAATCCACTGAAACGCATCGCTCAAGACGAAGTCCATAATCGCGCGCGAGTTCTCATGCGTGAGCTTAAGCCCGTAGCTCGCCATGATGAACTGAGCGCTGGGGCTACGTCCCAGTTGCCAAGACGGCATCAGCTTTGAGATGAGCATACTCTTGCCCGTACGGGGAGGGAGTGAGATAGTCGTCCGTTTGTAGTCCGGGTTTCCATCACACACCTCCTGCACGTACTTGCAGATGAGGTTATGAACAGCGTAGGGGGTGAATACTCCGATCTTCTCCACCTCGCGGGTAATATACTTAGCGTAGGTTGAGAATTCAGTTCGGCAGCGAAGCCTAAGTAGCTCCTTCTTATCAAGGAAGGACAGTTTCTCGAGGTCGGCCTGCATCTGCCGAACGGTCTCCTTCTCCGCCTCAAGCTGTTTCTTATTCACAGTCTTTCTGTCCGGTTCGCCCAACGATTCGGTCATAGAGGCTTTCACCGCGTTCGAGGGGGATTGTGCCATCGGTGAAAGGGTCCGTCTCACCCGTAAGGGGGTTCCCGCTAGCGTCAACAGACCGCAGCTCCTCCACCAAGCCCGGAGTCAACACCCTGCTCAGCGAATCAGACGCCTGGGGGTCGTTACCGCCGACCTTCGACGATATCGATTCAGCCAGCACCCGCTCCGAGTTGAAGATCGTCCGTTCGTCGGGGAAGGGAACCGGAACATCCGGGCCGTAATCCCCCAGTACACTACTGAAATCTGTTCCCGGCTCCATAGTTAGCCACTCAAGGTGAGCCGGAATCACTGCAGAGTTGAGGAGTTTCGTGGCCTCCTTGCAGCCCCGAGCCGAGAGTTTCACCAGACTCGAGATGTTAGCAATCGAACGGACAATGTTCGTTGTAGGTCGAACCCCAGCCGGCCCACCCTTCTTCCGCCGGTCGAGACTCCGCGTAAACTGATACAGGTCTCGGATCGCTTGAGAATTTTCCCGAACGTCGCGGATCAGCTCAGTCATCAGGGATAGGCCGCCGCCCTTACCCTTCTTCTTACAGATGACGTTGTTGATCAGATTAAACAGGGCGTCGATCAGCTTACGTTCGATCGATTCGATCCGCGTTATATTATTATCCGCAATCTTGAAGGTCTTCTCGATCGCTTCGACGGTATGCGTCAGTTCAAGCATGAACTCCGTCTCGTCGGCGTGCCGCGAGTCGTAGAACCTAGAGGCCATCTGGCCAACACGCGGCAGGGTTGTGATTGACGACGTCAGGTTAAAGATGTTCGGCGGAATGAGATTCGACCCCAGCAAGGTGAAGATCGACTTCTGGTCGAGGGCGATAGGGCCAGTGTTGTTAGGGATGGGAGTTCCCGTGGGCGAGTAGGCATTGGCGTTATTGGCTGACATCGACCCGCACCGCGCCAGGAGGTTGTTGCCGTCGCTATCCTTGCCGTGACTGGTTTTGCGGCACTTGGGCCCGCAGGGACAGGCAGATAAGCCGGCCACAGTTGAGAAGATCCCGGCCAGCGCTGAAATACCAGCGAGGATCGAAACCGCTGAGTTGAAGTTCCCCCCCAGCAAGGTGTTGAGCGCTGTTAGGCCTAGACCCGCCGCGCCAAACAACTGGCTCAGGGATAACTGTTGTCCAAACAGACCCAGGAGCGAGGTGGCCAGCAGAGGGAGCGAGCCCAGCTCGGGTGGGAGTTTAGGGATAACAGACAACCCGCCCACCGACGCAAATAGCTGCGAAACCGATCCAAAGTCGCCAGTAAACAGGCCCGTGGCCACAGTTGACAGTAACTGCGGCGTCACAATATTACTCCCCACTGCGGCGTTGATCGTCGAAGTCACGGCAGAGAGAAGCCCGCCGCCGGATGCTGTGAGTATCAGATTGCTCAGCGTTGAGGGATACCCGCCCAGCAGCGACTTACTGATCTCGAGGATCGGCTGGACGTACTTATTAACCTCGGGAGGTAGTGAGTTAAGCTGAAGGATAACAGCGGTATCAATAGCGCCGATGATCCCTCCAGACATAAGGCCAGTCATCACCGATGCGGTCTTCGGATCGAGTGAGATCAACGCGGCCTGGAGGGTGCTCTGGCCGATCTGCACCAGCGCAGCGGACTCCGACCCGGCCTGAACGCCGTTCACCAGAATGTCTCCGGCTTGCCCCACTCCCTCCAGGAGTTTGGCCGTGGCCGAGTCGATCTGCTGGCCGGAATCGAGACTTTGACGGATAACCTGAGTCAGCTCGGCCACCGGCACGCCGGTCTTCGCCTCGACCGAGGCTCGAGCAATCCGACTCAGCGTATCAGCGTTATCAAACGCCTGCGCGGGCACCAGACCCGCAACCTGCAAGGCGGACCGGAGATTGGGATCGGTCCCGGTCAGCGGCAGATCCCGGAACAACTGATCGAAGACGCCTTCGACAATCGCCTTATCGCCCGATACCCAATCGAACCCGGAAGCTGCGTCTTCGCCCTCCCGCGTCAGCTCAGGAATAGGCCTATACCCCCCCAGGAACTGATCGCGGGTAATAGCCCCTCCCGCATCGAAGAACTTATGCGGTTTGCGCTTACCTTGTCTGACCCAGGCCATCTGCCCCTGATACCTCTGACACGTAACCTCCTCCGAGTTATTACCATCATCGGCTAGGGCTTTCATCCCGTGCAGCTTCTCGGTACAGTTTGGAAGTGCGCTCCGGAAATACGTCGGAATCGCACTAGCAGGTACCCAACTGTACGACTTGTTCTCATCCCGTTGACACCTCATCAGCGTTGTCCGGAACCCCCTATCTTCGGTGTATTCGTGCATCTCGCCTAGCAGCGATTCGGTACACTCAGGGATACCGGGGTTCTCACCCTGGCCTTGCGTCACCCTCAGGTCGCCCGCGTTACCCGGGTTGATCCCCTTCTCGACCCACAACCCATTAGTAAGGGATTTCCACGCCCAGGCGGGAGCACTTCCCGTCTGCGGACTCGTCCTGCGGAGACAGATCACCAGGTCCTGGTTCATCTCGTTACTCAGGACGTACGTTCTGCCCTCGTTGGTTTTATTACACCGCAGGCCAGGGTCGCTGGACCCCGACCAGAGGCCGAGACTTTCATCGATGATCGGTATTTGGATCGGCGTCCCCACCACCCCGACCGTCGGGCTATTGCTGAGTATCCCTACCACGTACATATCCTCCGACCTGCCGTTGGTCTTCGCAACCATCACCGTTGCGCCGATGTACTTCGCGCTTAACCTACCCCTGCTCGAGCCGTTGACAGGAATCCAGTCGGACACCAGATCATCCTTCGTGATGACTTTGACCCGCCCCATGTCCGCCGGATCATTCACATCGAAGATTGCCGCTTCTTCGTTGAACGGGTCGGAATAGGGAACTCCCAGCGATTCAATCGTCCGGTTAAGGGCCACATGGCTCCGGCCCATCGCTTCAAAGAAATCGTTCATGGTTCGAAGAATATATCGGAGGCGGTGAGGAGATCAGCGGCGGCGTAAGCGTACTGAACGCGGTAGTTACTCGTGGCAGGGAACCACGCCTGCATGATGGTGTTCACCGTATCCCAGGTACGTCCATTCCGGTTGTAGTAGAACGGCAGCCTTACAACAACAGTGTTGCTCATTTCGTTGTCGTAATACACCGCAAGGTCGGCAATGAGCTGGTTAGGGTAGTTACCCGTCTCTGCGTCGGCCTCGGTCCCGACATGAACCCTGTCCACAGCGAACGGGACGTTCACCGGAGCGGACTGTTGGCTGGACCTAAGGCCGCTGCGGACAGCGTACGTGCCGTCGGCCGAGTTATACCTCAGCTCCTCCCCGGAGAACGCCTTGATATCGAACACCTGGAACAGAAAAAGGAGTGAGGTCATGCTCCCGCGAGAAGGGATTAGCCCCTGCCACCCGGACACGTCCACAACGAAGGAGCTGGTCCCGCTGAGCGAGGACAGCTCACTATCTGCGTCGTACTCCCTAAGCTGGAACCTATCTCCGGTTGAGACGGTCCCCGCTTCCTCATCAACGATCAGCGTTTCGATCCGGGACAGATCGATGCGGCTGAAGTTAGCGTCAGAACTCTCCCTCGTCCACATTCCCCCGGCCGGGATATTATTTACATGAGCGTTATTTAGCAGCAGGCGTTTGGTTGTGTTCGGCCACTGCGTATCCCACATCAGGCCGATGAAGCCCAAGTGTTGGGCGATCCAGTCCAGGTACCCTGGATAAGCCGTCTCAGGATTCAGCACCAGGCCGTACAGGTTGTCGATTAGCCACTTACTCCACCCGAGCGCGTCATCGACGCCCGAGGTTAGCCACTTGGCCGGGGTCTCCTCGCCGTCGTAAGTGTTATACGACCCAGCAGCCCCAGGTAAACGCCCGTACACCGGACGGGGAATATCTCTGCTGACGTCGACACGCGATGTCCGGATCGAGCTAGACACCACCTGGATACAACGCCCGTACGACACCTTGAGCAGGTTGTAGCAGCGGGTGAGGAAGGTCAGGTTGGTGAGATCCTCCCCGTCGAACCTGGACTGCCAGACGGTTTCGATCTCAGCGGCCAGCGCAGTCGCCCACACGTCCGGAAGTGAACCGCTAACAGCGGAGATAAGGCGATCTTTTACCGTCTCTTGAGCGGGGGCCGAGCCAATATCACCCCTTAGTACGCGCCGAAGGAAATTATCACAACTGTCTTGGAGCGATCTGACACCTCCGTCCGGCTCGAGATATTTAATGACCCTCCGTACGAAGTTCTCATCGGAGTATGTAGACGGCGGCAGATATACTTTCGTATCGATGCTCGCAACGTGGGTCACGTCGACGGAGCCGGCGCCAGCGGGCAGGGCGAATCTGCCCCGGGATAGGGGCTTGAGCCGGACAGACTCCCGCCCTTGGCTGTAGTAGAACAGGCCGTTTACGGTCAGCGAGTCGTACCGCCAAAGACTCCCTTCAGCGGTCAACGTCCCCACCCTGCACTTGCCCCTCTCACACTTCGTATCGCTCTCCCCCTCGCTGCAGGTCATCCCCATCATCGAGCAGTTCTCCCATCCGCCTTTGACCGGGGTCCCATGAGCGAGGATGGTGTTCGACTCGTCGAGAATCTGAGCGGGGGTGAAGGCGTGCGAGACGGACGGATACCTGTACCCGCCCGTCGTCCTCTTGCCGTAGTTTTCGGCTATTACCCCATCCCTGCTCGGTGTGAGGTCCCGGTCCGCCTTCAGTTCAACGCTGCCCGTGCCCGCCAACCGAGCGAACAAACGCCTCGGCCTGCGATTCTCAAAGTCGTAGATGACTTTCGGCGGTGAAAAGGCGAACGCTGGAGATCTTCGCCGAGGCGACCTCTCCCTATCCCAGGTGCTATTAGACAATTTCATACTGCTGGTCGTAAGTATAGCTCAGCGTGGTAAAATCCACAACGGAGGTGAGGGTCACAACAGCGCGGTAGAGCCTAAATGCCGAGATGTTTGACGAGGGAGAAATAGAACCCCCCGACTCCCTGTCCATGGACTGGTTATACGAGTACAAGCAGGTCTCCTCGTCGATTGCCTGGCCGATAAACCTCCCGCAGATTTCATCCGTGCCGCCTTGAATGTCCGGGTCCAGGGCAAGCTCGCGAATCGTCAGATTCGGGACGTCGACGGCGTACGGCAGCCCAAGAATATCCTTATGCACCGTGGAGAACTGCAGCGGCTGGCCGAGCGTCGCCCCGGAGGGTGAGATAAGCACACTCAGCCGCTCCTTGATCTCGGCGGCCATGGTGTCGGTAAAGGTAGTGGTTACCCGGGGATCCCAATACACTTCGACGGAGACGTCGACAGGGAGGATCTTGGGCGCGGTGAGGTACAGCTTGACATCAAGCGGGCTTCGGTTCCTCAACGAAGTGAGGAGCGCTTCTCGGGTGGCCGGGGCCACCTCAGAGCCGTCACTGCCACCCGCGACGATGAATATCCCCCGCGCGTCGTCTTCGAACCTCTCACCGTACGGGAGCACTTTGACGATTGCGGCCTCCGGGGCGAGAAGCGACGTCTCCGACTCGTAATCCGCCCGCGAGGTGAGATTTCTCCGTCCGAGCAGCTCAAACGCCCTCAGCTTCATCTCATCAACCGACTCGAGGTCCGTGCCGCCTGTCGCCGGAGTAAGGTTCGTGACAAAATCCAGCCCAAGGATGTTTCGGTCGAGACGGGTGATTTCCCCCTGGCCTACGTTGTATACCTGTCCCCAGCGTTCGGACATCACCCGTACCGTGGCGCTGTCCTCGGTCATCCGGACCTGCTCCATCAGGAGGTACTTCTGGCCGCCCGTGGCGAATACAGCAGCTTCGGGCGGAATAGTAACGGGACGAGTGTATCCCGGCACTCTGTAGAACGTCACCTCGGCATAAGCACGCGACCCGATCCTGCGCTGAACGCCCAAGGCCCTGAGCCACTGGAGCGATACCGCCTCGGGCAGAGAGTTTAGATAGTACAGCAGCTCCGCCTGGGCGAAGCCCTGGCCCTCGCTGATCGCCGCGAGCGGGGAAGCCGGCGTAAAGTCGTTTAACTTCCCTTCCGACTCGATAAAGATCCGGGACTGAATAGCGCGCACAAGGTCGTCAACGTTGCGACTATCGAGCAACAGGGGGAGAATCGGACCGAAGATCTGAGATGCCATTAGCTGAAGGTAGGTGTCCGGGTTCGGGAAGACGGAGGAAGACCCCCGCCGGGGTCGGAGTTAGCCGTACGGGGAACAAGCCCCGTGTCGAGGAAGTCACCGTTCGAGTCGGTGGCCGGGTTGTAGATGGTGTAGCCGTTCCGCGCTAGCACAATCGACGTCAGGTCGACGTCGTACATAGCCCGGTCAGCGTCGCTAAGCCTCCCCACCGGACTTAGGCTTCTCAGTGCGTCTATGGTGCCAAGGCCCGCCAACGACTTAATCGGCAGAGACATCGCCGCCAAGTCACCACGGGAGATCACTTGGCTAAAGCCAGCGTTTAGAAGTTCGTCGAGCGGGAGAGTCGTCGGATAGCCAATATACCCCTGCTCGATCGACTTCACGGCCTCGGGGGTGACCCTGGCCGAGTTCTCAAAGATGCCCGGATACGCCACGCCCGCGTAATACTCAGCGGGGGTCAGGTACGCAAGGGTGATATCCCTTCCCACGTAGTCCTTGGCGAGATCGATGGAGTCCGCCAGCTCCATGATCGTATCGGGCGGGAGTTTATCCAGCTTGTTGATGGCAAGATCCGAAGCGATGGCTGTATACGAAAGAGTATCGCGCTCCGCTAGGTTAAAGACCGTGGGTGCGAGGGGAACCTCCGGCAGGGCGTACTGCACAACGTCGGACAGGGGTATACTGTAACTTGCGAGTTCGTTATAGGCGGAATTGAGACGGCTTGCATACTCCTGGGCCAGGTTGTCAATGCTCTTCGAACCCAAATTGACGAAGTCGGTAAACTCACCCCCGGCTAAGTACTG